GTGACCGAAAGCAGTCGAGAACGTATTAAGTTGTATAGATGAATTGGCAGCAGCCATAGCTAAAGTATTCGCTACACTAGCTGAATCGGTTGCTTCTAAATTAAAAGCGTTTATAGAAGCTGATACTGTTTCTGCTGCAAGGGCTAAACCTTCGCCAGTTGCTAAAGCTAAATCTGCGATAGCCTCTTGCATTCCCATTATTTGACTAGGGTCAAAACCTTTACGACCTAGTATAAGTTGAAGTTCAGCGAACTCACTTGCAGTAAATTGGGTTGTTTTACCAAGCTCTCTAGCAGTTCCCTCTAGTAACTTCATTTGAGTTTCAGTAGCACCTGTTACAACAGCTACTTTCATCATCCCATCCTCGAAGTCTACAAATGTATCTACCGCCGCTTTACCTAGTGCGGCTAAAGGAGCTGTTACACTAAAGGTAAGTAAAGAACCCATACGAGCTGCACCCGAAGCGAATCTAGCTAAACTCTTGTTAGCTTTACCCATTCCCTTCTCTAACCCTTTAATGTTAGCTGCGACAATTATCGATATGGTCTTTACTGAGAACCCCATTACTTTTTATATTTTATTAAACTTACTTTTATTGTATTTCTCGAGAACCTTTTGTATGTGTTCTTTTGAAGCTATCTCTTTTTTCGGCTTATTCTTACTATCCCAAGGAAGAGGTAATATCTCTTGTGGCTTTAGATTCTTTTTTGAGTGAGGTTGCAAACTTCCCATCAATATGATCCGAGTTTGTTCCCATTGGTTCTGTGAGAGTTGTTCCTGATACGTTTTAAAGCCCTCTAAGCGATTATTAAAAGAACGTGGGGTTAAACTATATAATTCATCATAACCTAACCCCAACATTCCTAAACCGATTTGCTCTAATTTGTCCCAGTCAATATCTCCTTCCTCAGAATCTATCTCCTCTCCCTCAACTACTTTCCCTCGCCTTGAGGTTGGTCAAGTTGGAACGCTTCGAATATTTCAGATATTTTAGAGAAATCTTCGTTATCTAACCACTCTTCAATGTCAGCGATTTTATAAGTAAACTTCTCTCCTATCTTCTTAGCTCCGTACTTCAAACCAAAGTAAGCGATAACTCCGATGTGGTCTATCTCCGATCCTAACTGATTTAATTCGTTTAGCTTTAAACCTAACTTTTTGCAGATTTCTTTTAAGCATAAATAACTAAATCTGATTGGTCGCTCCTGACCGCCTAATTCTACCTTTTTCATTTTTATTTGTGTTTATTTATTAGTATGTACCTTTAACTACTGATGATGTACCTGTAATACTTACAGAATAAGTAACATTCTCTTCGACTCCTGCATCCATAGAAAGACTTGATATGTAACCACTTCCTTCCCATTTAACACCTGAGTCACGTTCTGCAAATTTTATAATGACTTCATTCCGTTCGTTAATATCATCGTAAAACTCTTTGAAGTCTAAGTCAGCATTAATGTCTTGTAGTGCGTCAGATGATAACTCAAACGATTTAAGTCCACCAATGTTTTCTTGAAAGCCAGCACTATCTTTTGTAGTAACATCTCTCAAATCGTTGTTGAACGATATTGAAGCTGATGTGCTATGTGCGATAGGTTCGTAATCGTTTAGTGTTTCACCTGAAGTAAGTACAATAACTTCTATAGCACCATCCTCTATTTCGGCTGTACCGTCTGCAAAACTTAAAGTGTTAACGTCACCTTGATAAGCGTTAGTAAAATCTCTATAAACAAAATCACTATCAACTCCAGGGTCAATAGTATTAGTACTAGAGTAATTAGAATTATAAGTAAGTACATTACTAATTCTTATTATTACAGTTGCCCCATTATTTGTAGCTCCTACAATTTCCTCTTGAGATACATTTGTTCCTGAACTAGTCGTATAGTTTTTAACAAAAATAGTCCCACCTGCACTTAAAGGTGCAACTTTTTTAACTTTAACTCTAGTTACCTGAGCTACGTTAGCAGGCGACTTTTTATAAACTAATAAATCCGATGCGTTTTTGATTGCCATAATTAATGGATTTAAAAGTTAATATTATTCTTGAGTTAATGCTCCTGTACCTGTAAGAGAAATAGAATAAGTTGCGTTTTCTTCTACACCTGCGTCTATTGAAATAGAAGTAATTATAGCTTCACCATAATACTCTTTAGTCTCATTACCAAAAGCTACAGTTATAGGAAGTCCCGATGCCCAAGAATCATAAATACTTGATACGTTTTTAAGAGTAGAGTCTACTTCAGTTCCTTCTTTAAAAGGGTCGTTACCTGTTGCTGTTGCTGCACTTAATTCTACAAAAGCATCTCCACTCATTTCCCAAGATTTTAAACCTGCAAGGTTTTCTTGCCAACCAAGTGACGATTTTGTTGTTGAATCTCTTAAATCCATATTTATAGAAAGAGAAGCTGATGTAGCATAAGCGATAGTATTACCATCAGTTCTTCCACCGACTCTAAGTGCTACGTTAGTTGCATTTTGAATTGCCATTTTTATTTAGTTTTTGATTATTAAACAATTAAATATTACGTTTTTGTAGAACTTTTCAGGTGACTTAAAATACTCATCATCTAGGGTTTCAAACCTAAACTTAGCGGTATAAGTCACACCATCTTCGGTGTAGTCCACCTCGTACAAATCTAAGGCTTCTACTACTGCCTTAGCTTGACTATATGTTGTTAAATAAACGTCAGCGAAACAAGCGATCCGAATCGATACGTCACAAGAGTTCAACGAGCTGCCTTTACTCATAAAGTTGCTTACGTTGGTTATCTCGAACGTGGTCGAAGGATATGTTACACCTTGCGGTATAATCACAGGAAAGACTCTATTACTACCACCATTAGCTGTTGTGAAAGCTGATGTAGCGTTGAGTCTTAATATTATTTCTTTTCCTATATCTTGAAACATACGTCTATTTAAAACCTGCTTTTTTAAACATTTTATCTAACATCTTAGATATATCTCTTTCGGCTGTTGCCATAGCATCCGAACCTTTTTGATTCATTACCTGTTCATAATAATCAGGTTGATTTTGTATTCTACCTGTCGATTTACCGCTTTTGTGAGAACGCTCTTTAGTTCCGTTTAACAACATCGCAGGTAAATTCCTACTTTTTTTACCATCAACCCAAGTTTGGTTAAGGTGTTTTAGTCTTGTTCCAACAAATAAGCCAGGCTTCTTAGACCTTCGAGCTGTAATGATACCAATCGAATCTGCTATAGATTTACCAACTTTTTTACTTTTTGTTGCTTCATCGTATCTTTGTCCAGGGACTTTATTCTTACTTCCGTGCTTGTATTTCATCCTAAGAGCCTTGACTAATTTCTGAGCTGCAGGTCTTAGTGCTTTGTTTATTAAGGTTCGAGATTCTTTTTCGTTCTTACCAAGTTTCTTCAAACTTGCTCGTGCAGAATCAATACCTTTAATTTGTAATACAGAGTCTTTCTTTACATCAGGTTTATTTTTACCAAACAATCCCATCTATACAGGTGATTCAGTTGGTAAATCCTCGCTTACGAATATCTCTATAAATTCTTTTCTTGGGTCAATTACGTACCCAATAATATCTAAATCGTTGGTTGTTCCTACCTCTCTTAAAACCCAATTAGATTTTATGTTTCTTGTTTCCGAAGAATATCGGATCGTGTACACAAACCTAGAGTAAGATTGTAGCTCATTACCTTGAAATTTCTCCTCGACATCACGAAGAGATTTAACATTTTTATTAGCCCACATAGTATGAACGGTTGCGTAAGTATTAGTCACACCACCGAAAGCATCTTGTGAAGCTGAAAGGTCCCTTAACTCTACTCGAATGTTAAAGTCACCTGCTTTTATTTGACTTATAAACGCCATCTAGTGATAACACTTATAAGGTTGTAATAATATTTGAGAAGCCATAGGAAACTGACGCTTTCTATCTTCTCTGAAGTAATACATATCAGCTACAATTAACTTGATAGCTTGTTTAATCGCTTCAGGTACATCTGAACTAGCCGTACCATATCCTGTGTTGAACCAAAAGTAAAACGTATTAGCCGCATTATCCTTAATTGTAGTGCCTGGAAAGTCCGAACTAAGGTAAACTAAGGAAGGGTTAGAAAAAGCGTCTATATACGCCTTATCTGACTCTTGAGCAAATCCATTTGCATCTATCCAATTAACAGGTCTTTTAGCAGCTGCTTCAGGCTCAATTGTTGCATCTACATCAACTAAAGTACAATTAGGAAATATTAACGAAGCCTTATTTACTTGCTCGTTAAAGTAAAGTTTGTATTGGTGTGTTATGAAGTGGCGATTACAATAGTTCTCAGCCATATCAGTAGCAGCATCTATATAGTAACCCAACAATGTATCTTCATCGCTAGAATCAATACGCAACTGAGCCTTAATATCAGTAACCGACACCACCTTAGTAGCAGGGTTATCGACTAAAACTAAATCGCCTTGTTTATTATCGTTTGGGTCTAAGTACATAGATTAAAAGTGAAAAAGGTTAAAAAAGGGAAGCCCCGAAGGACTCCCTTTAATTAAAAACTATTTATTATGCAGCTAATAAAGAAGTTGCTTTAACAAATCCTGCTCCATCAGAAACACCCCAGTCCATATATTGGTTAAGTACCAATTTAGTTTGACCGTTTACAGCTTCAGTATAAGGATCAACCATAATGTCTAGTCCACCGAACATTCCCATATACAATTTAGAGAAATCACCGAAGAAGAAGTCTGCTGATACACCTGCTGATTTAGTACAACCATTAGTGAAGTAAGCAGGATAACCGTTAATTAAAGCACCTTGCATACCCGCATTTACTGCTGCTACTTGAGCTGATTGCTTAAGTTGAGCCATTAAAGCAGGAGAAGCTACATAAGCTAAGTTTCCTTCAAGACCGCCTACTTCAGCTAATTTTGCTTCAGCAGTAACAAAGTCTAACATAATAGAAGCCAAGGGAGAGAAAGCTGACTGAGTAATTGTACTAGTAGCCATTTGACCTAAAGAACTAGGTACTCCTGATGCACTATTTGCTGTAGCAAATAAAGTTGCGTCCATATATTGAGCTGTTGCACGACCTAAATCACGAACAATCGCTTGCTCTGCTGCTGCTCCGTTTTGTAGCAATAATTGCTTAGAGATGTTTACGTAAGAAGCTAAACGCTTAGGGTTTAATTCAACCTTACCAAATTCAGCACCACCATCTGCTGCTGCACCATTTTCCGCAGCCCAAGCCACAGCAGATGCTCCTGTTACAGGAATAGTTGTGTTAGCACTTAAACCTGTTAAGATGTTTGCACCTACTCTGTTAAATACAGACGCTTCTCTCATTGCATCAGCAAATCCTAATACGTTTGTAGGAGCAATAGCTGAAAGACCTTGTGTTACATTATCACGAGTTTCCAACATAAATGAAGGAATACCTAAACCATCTATTGAACGACCTGCTGAACGAGCTTCGTTTACAGCTTCTTCGTGCATTTCACGCTCTACTCCATCTAACTTTCCGTTAGTGAAATCGTTGATTGCCTTAAAGAAAGAGAAGTTTCTTACTTCTTTTGGCTCATTTGATACTGGAGCTACTACTTTAGAAGCAATCTCAGCGTTTAATTTTTCTTGTCTTTCGATCATTTCGATAGATTTTTTTAGTTCGTCTATT